ATGAATCTAGAGAGAAATTCATAGAAAAAGCTCAGCATCCTGAAGATGGAATATTAGTTGTAGGTGAAGCAGTTAGTCGTAATCAAGGATGGACTGAAGGTGCGTTAGAAAGTGTAAAAGCGGTTGTAACTAAAGAATGGATCAAAAATGAATGTTAAACTGTTAAATTATTAAATTATTAAATTATATTTACTTTTCCAATTAATTTTATCAATCTCTCTTACATCTTCACAATTAATTATTTCACGAAATAAAAAAATAGTTAATCTATATAATTCAAAGTCAAAATATTTATTTTCTTCAAATCCTTCAATTAAAATACCATTATGAAAATCTTTCATAAACATCGTATATTTGTCATCTACAATTACTGTATTATGTTCTTTAAATTCCGGAAAAACTTGATATACAAATTTCAATTCTTTATAGCACTCAAATATATTAATCATATTATTTTCTAACACAAAACAATTAAAATTACATTGTTCACGATGCCACATGAAAAAGAAGTCTTTATTAATAGGTAGATTAGGTTTTAATATATTTATATAAGCTCTATCTAACCATTCTTTTGTCGCAGATGTCCATATACAAACTCTCGCAAATTTTTCAAAAATAAAATTTAAAAAATCTCTCAAATGTGGTCGTGCTGTATCATTACATATCAATGTGTTATCTAAATCTAGAATAATATTTTTATCCATTACTTATTACTGTAATTATTATTTATTTTATTATTTTTAATTCATTATAATTTAAAATAAATAATATAAATGATACCCAATCGAAGCGAATCCTAACATTAATAATATTTCAAAATATAATCGTGTTGTTTTCTCTCCATTATAACCTATATATATTAATAAAGGTCCAACTATTAAGATATGTATCAAATTAACCCATATACTTTTATTTTCTTTCAAATATCCTAATAATTTATAAATATGATATAATACAATAATGATTCCTAAATAAAACAAAATTGGAAATATTACTTGATATATATGTTCTCTCTTTATACCAACATATAAAAATAAAGTGCCAACTACAAATATATGAAATAAACGAACTAGCTTACGTGTATCCATATATTTTAAAGATATTTTTTTCTATATTGAATATATAATGAATACTGAATTATTTAACTATGAAAATATTGAGACAAAACAAATGGGTGGTGTTAAAATTATTAGAAAAGTTTCCGTAAAAAAAGGAAGGGGTTATAAAAGTATTACAAAATATAGACGAGGTAAAAAAATTAGTAGCATTAAAAAACCTATACATATTAAAGATATGAACATGATTAAAAACGGTAAATTTATAACTGGATTATTTAATGATTGTAAAAATTGTAAAACAAAAAAAAATAGAAAATAAATATTTATTTTGATAAATGATCTAACGCAGTTAATAAAACTAATTCTTGACCTGTTAGTTTTTGAAATATTAAATTTTTATCAATCGATAATTTAAAATATCTTGGTGGAAACCCTAAATTTTTACAAACACAAAAAACACCATCATCCGTTATTTTTATTTCACAAAATATAGCTCCTTTTGTCAAATATATATTATCAGGATCTTCAATAGGAATCCATCTTAAATAAGTTCCATATTTTAATTCATTCATTTCATCTATGTATTTATAATCTTTTAATTTATTATACATATCAATAGTATCTTTTTTAGGTAAATGTAATTCTTTTAATATTTTTAAATTCATTTCTCTAATTTTATCACTAGTAAAATTTAAAAGTATTTCGTTTGATTCATCGTCCAATGCTTTTAATAATTTATTAACGTCCATTTTATTATGTGTTATTAATATAAATAAATAAATTTTAATATTATTTATTTAAAAATAAATTTACCAAGAACCGAATCCACCACCACCTAAAACTGAATTCGCTGCCATAGGTTCGTAAGGCGTCATTCCTTCAGACATACCTGGACTAGCTGCTCCAATTAATGGTGTTGTATCTTGTCTATACATTGAATCATAATTAGGTAATTGTTGAGACGAAGTACTTGTAGAGGATGAATTATATGTAGGTAAGGAACTAATTGCTGTTCCATCAATAACTGGTTGACTCATTTGTATTGGTTGACTCATTTGAATTTGTTGTCCTGAAATAGGTTGCGCTACTTTTATTGAACCATTTTTATTTTTATTTTTAGTTTCTTTTCCATTCCATAATTCATAAACCCTATCTACTAAAATACTTACTTTTTCACCGAGTTTAGTTTGTAAGCTCATTGTAATCATTAAAATTGCTAGGATTATATAAACAATATGAAAGTCTGGATATTTTGTAGTACTATAAGTCGGAATATACGTTATTATTCTATGTATAATTAATAACCCCATAAACATGACAATAATTTGTATTAAAACTTCTGCTGTTATTTCTAAACTACTTTTTTTATCGTCAGCTTCAGGAACATATGCTTGCATCGATTTATTTAAGATAACAACAGGGATTATTGCTATTAGAGAGTATTGTAAAATATTTAATATATCACTCTTCGAATCGTCATCAAAATTAAAAACATGTTTAAAGAAACTTGTTGATTCATCCGAACTGTCCATTATGATTTATATTTAGAAATAAAAAAAATAATTTGTGTTTACTTTATAAATTATATTAAAGAGTATTCTAAATATATATAAAATGGATCATATTGCTGAAGAATATGCTGAAAGAAGCGAGAGATTAAATCAAATTCAAGAAAATAAAAATAACAAAGAAACTAATAAAGCGGAACCAAAGTTATCTGACAATATTTTTTCAAATATTAATAAAAATCATGAAGAATATCAATATCTTAATTTAATTCGTGATATTCTTGAAAACGGCACTTGGGAAGAAGGTAGAAATGGTAGAACTAAAAGCATTTTTGGTGCTTCTATGCGTTTCTCTCTAAAAGATGGTAAGATTCCTATTTTAACTACTAAAAAAACTGCTTGGAAGACTTGTCTAAAGGAATTATTATGGTTTATTCGTGGTGAAACCGATAACAGATTATTAAAAGAACAGGGTGTTCATATTTGGGATGCTAATGCTTCAAGAGAATTTTTAGATAGCCGAGGACTTACTTTAACTCGTGAAGATTTAATTGGTCCTTGTTTTGTTAATGGAACAAAAGTTTTAACAGAAAATGGATATAAAAATATTGAAGATGTTGCTGTGAACGAAAATGTATATACTCACAAAGGCAATTTTTATCCTGTATTAGAAAATATGAATAGACCATACACCGGGCAATTATATAAAATAAGACCTAAATACAGTCCATATGATATAGTGTGTACGCCTGAACATCCATTTTATGTGAGAAAATTTATTGTTAAAAATAGATTTAAGATTGATGGAGTAGAAAAAAGAAATGTTGTATTTTCTGACACACCAGAATTTATTCCTGCTAAAGATTTAGTTAAAGGTCATTATTTTTTGGGTATGAAAATTGAAGAAAAAGAAATAATTCCAGAATTTTTAATTAAAGGAAATTTAACAAAATTAGATAATCCAACTTTTTGGTGGATGATGGGTTTATTTGTTGGAGATGGGTGGTTAGTTAATGAAAAAGTTAATAATTATGAAATAAATCGTATACATTTTGTTATTGCGAATCATCAAATTGAAGAGTATTTACCCAAATTATTACAGGTTATACCTGAAATATTACATAAACGAGATGACAGTGGTCGCAAAACATATTATGCAACAAATCACGATGTAGCCAACATACTTAAATTATTTGGTAAATATGCAAAACATAAATTAATTCCTAATTTTGTTCATGAAGCGCCTAAATATTTAATAAGAGAGTTTATAAATGGATATTTAGCGGCTGATGGTTGTAAAAGAACTTTATGTGTTAACCAATCATCTAGATTAACAACAATATCATATAATTTAGCATTTAGTATTCAGAAATTGTATTTTAAATTAGGATTTATTGGTTCAATTCAATTCAGTAAGAGATATGGAAAAACTCATATTTTTCCTGGTAATAAAGTATGTAATATAAATGATGTATATTTATTTGAAGTTTATGAAACAAAACGCAGATGTGACTATTCGTTTATTGAAAATGGATATGTATGGTTAACAATTAAAAATGTTGAAATAGAAAATGTGGTTAATAAATGCGTACATAATTTGTCGGTTTTAAATGATAATAGTTATACAGTAAATAATATTGCTGTCCATAATTGCTATGGTTATCAATGGAGAAATTTTAACGCTAATTATAATTGTTTTTCTGGAAAAAGATTATTAGATAATGATCCTAATGATATCCATAAAAATACTGTGCATTTTAAGGGTGTTGATCAGCTACAACAAATTATTGATGCATTAAAAGATCCAAAACAACGTACTAGTCGACGTCTCGTTATGACGGCTTGGAATCCTTGTCAGTTAGACCAAATGGCTTTACCACCGTGTCATTTGATGTGTCAATTTAATGTCCACGATGGAAATAAACTAAGTTGTGCGATGTATCAAAGGTCAAACGACGAATGTTGTGGAACTCCATTCAATATTGCATCTTATAGTTTTCTTACACATTTACTAGCAAAACATTGTGGATTAGAAGCGCACAGTTTTGTATACTTTAAAGGGAATTGCCATATTTATGAAGATCATGTTGAAGGAGCAAAACTACAACTTCAAAGAGAACCTTTTGAATTTCCAACAATTTCAATTAAAGAAGTTAGAGAAAATATTAATGATTATCAGGTTGAAGATTTTGAGATTAATAATTATCAACATCATCCTCAAATAAAGTTTCAGATGGTTGCTTAAAATACTTTAAAATTATATTTAATATTTACAAAATATTAAAATATTTTAATGCGTAATTTATTTAGAAACAAATTATAAAATTATATTATTATGAGTTCAAGATCGCTTGCTGCTGCTAGAGCTAGACGTGCTGGAGAAAATGCTCCACCTGTTAGTGGAAATAGACCTGTTACTTCAATTAGTTCACAGGCCGCTTTTGCTCAACAAATGCCACAAGGAATGGGATATAATATGGGACAACAAAGTAACGTTAGAGTCTCTAAATCTATACAACCACCTATTCAACCTAACAATCAAAATCAACAATTTTCACGACAAACACCACCTCAATATAATCAATTTTACGATAAAAATCAGAATTCACAACCACCTTCAAATAATCTACCTTTTTCTAAATTAAGTATATCTGATGCTATTGGTTTGATCACCTTGAGGTTAGGTAGAGTTGAACAATGGATAATTGAAACTGATCATGAAAATCAAGATAAAGGACATTCTACCAATAATGATACCAATATTCCAGATAACCATAAAATAATTGATAATTCTGTATTAACTACTATGATTAATCGTCTTGATTCACTTGAAAAAAATAGTATTAATAACACTAACGCTAATAGTAATCAAATAACTATAGAACAATTTAATAAATTAGAAGATGATATAAAATTTCTAAATCAACAATTCATAAAAATGGACGAAACTATTATTAAACATACGATTGAACTATCTAAAAATACTGAACAAATATTTAAATTTAATCGCGAATTGACTGAAACAAAAGATATATTAAAGACATTTATGTTGAAGTATGATCAATTTACTGAAGATACTGAAGGCAACTTTAGAGATTATGAAAATGCTTTAACCGATTTAGAAAATAGATTAATGAATGAAAAAAATAGCGAACATAATGTTGAAATAACTGAAAATAATATTGAGCAAGATTATGAAAATAATGATAATTCTACCATTATGACTGTTGATTTAAAAAAAATAATTAAACAAGAATTAGAACATATTTAAAAATTTAAATATATAAAACATTTGGATTATATAAAATGTATTAAAGATAAATTAATATACATTTTATATGTTTATAGAGATCAAGGACAAAAAAAAGAAAGAATTATTTATATCCATATTTCATATTTTAAAAAATTCTTCTTCTCAAATTAATGCTACATTTGATAATAATATTTGTCATATTCAGGGAATGGATAAATCACATATTTGTCTTTTTGATTTAATTTTAAAAGATAAATGGTTTTGTTCATTTAATGTTTTAAGTAAGATTGATTTATCTTTTGATTCTAATATGTTTTATTCTATTATAAGTACTAAAAGTGATGAACAAAATTTAATCATTAAAAATAATGATAATGATGATTTTTTAAATATAGAATTAATTACAAATGGACCAAAAAAATGTGATTATGATAAATATTTTACTATGCAACTTATGGAGTATGATTATGAAGAAATGAGTATTCCTAACACTGATTATGATGTTGAGTTGTCACTCCCAGCTAAAAAAGTAAATGATATGTTATCTCAATTAAATAATTTTGGTAATGATTTAAATATTATTTGTAATGAAGAATGTGTTGATTTTAAGACAAAAGGATCGTCTGGTGAAATGCGTGTTAATATTCCTATCGATGATATGACTAGTTATAGTATTGTAGAAGGCGAAGAAGTTAATTTAGTATATAGTCTACAGTATATTAGCAAAATGTGTATTACAAATAAATTATCATCTGATATTAATTTTTATTTAAGTAATGAATGTCCAATGAAAATAAACTATGATTTAGGAGATGAAAGTTTACTTACATTTTATATTGCTCCTAAATTAATGGATGATTAATAATATAATAAATAATATAATAAATAATAATATATCATGAAGTTCGTTATTCTTTTTAAAAATTATTATTTTTTTTTATAAATGAAAATAATAATAGGTTTTTGTATATTTTGTTTAGTTTTATTTTTATATCTCCATATTCAATTTCACTTAAAAACTAGTCAAGATCTTGAAATGTATGAGATTGAACAACCATCTAAAGAAAAATTAGAAGAAATATGCGACTTAAGACAACCAATATTGTTTGACTTTGATTGCCAAAAAATAGTTGATACAACCAACCGTGATTATATAACAAATAATTATCACGCATTTGAAGTTAAAATTAGAAATACTAGCGAAAATGATAATAATACAGAATTATATATACCTTTACCACTTCATTCTGCCATAAAATTATTTAATGAAGATAAAGAATCTACATATTTTTCTGAAAATAATTCAGATTTTTTAGATGAAACTGGAGTTGTTAAAAGCTTTAAATATAATGACGACTTTTTAAGACCATTTATGGTATCTAATTGTAATTATGATATTTTAATGGGAAGCACTAATTCTTATACACCTTTTAAATATGAAGTTAATTATAGGAATTATTTATTATTAACTCAAGGAAGCGCACAAATTAAATTAGCACCACCACAAAGCAAAAAATATTTATATACCAATTATGATTATGAAATTTTTGAATTTAGTTCTCCAATTAACCCTTGGAATCCACAAGCAAAATATTCTCCGGATTTTGATAAAGTAAAATGTCTTGAATTTACGCTTAAGCCTGGAAAAACATTATATATACCAGCATATTGGTGGTATAGCGTTAAAATGAATGAAAATACTAGTATATCTTGTTTTAATTATAGAACATATATGAATAATATATCTATATTACCTTATATTTGTTTACATGCTTTACAAATTCAAAATATTAAACGAGATGTTGTTAAAAAAGTTAGTATAAATAAAATAAACGAATCGTATCAAAATAATAAAGATTATATACCAAAAATGAAACATAATCAATACAGTAGTAAAATAGACAATAATGATGATAATGAAGATGGTCAAAATGTAGGTGACATTAATGATATACCTAAACCTATTTCTGCGAATGATAATAATATTATTGGAAGTGAATTAATTACTGAATTGAATTAGTTTAGTTTTAGTTGGTAATATTAATAAATAAAATAATAATATTTTATTTACTATTTATATGAAAACATTCAAATACTTTATGTCATTATTTTCTGGTACAAAAAAATATAAAAAAAGAAAAACTTTAAGACGACGTACCAATAAAACTAAACGAAAACTTAAAATGCGTAGGTTTAAAATGCGTGGAGGTTGAGGAGGTTTTATTCCTCCTTCTATGTTTATCGAAAACAAAAAAGATATACAGAAAGGAGGATGAGGTGATACTAATGCTTTAAATTAACATTAACATATTTAAATTTTATATTTTTTGGATGAAAACTTTGTATGAGTTTGAAATAAAAATACATAAAATTTATTGATTTATTTTATATATTTTATTTACATACAATATCATTTATTTCTTCCAATATTTCATTTGTTTTTACTTGGAGATTTTTAATGTCATTTCTACACAATCCGCAACAAATATTCGTTTTTGTATATTTTATTTGGTTTTTTATACATTCTTTACAAAATTCATGGCTACAATCCAATTTAACAAATTTATCGTAATCAATTTCTTCATAACAAATATAACATTCTTTTTTTATTTTATTATTTTCATTACAATTTTCATTACAATTTTCATTACAATTTTCATGATAATTTTCATCTAATTTTATATTTAATTCGAGTGTTTTATTATGTAGTATATTATCAAGTCTTATACTTCCTATAGAATTTAATAATATTAACGTATCAATCACATCATCCATATTTTCATTAAACGCATCTGAAGATAATCTGGATAAAAGTTGAGTTGTCGTTAATGTTTCCGAAACATTTTCACGCACATGTGGTATTGAATATCTTTCACAATAATAATTATGAATGTCATTTACTATATCTCCAATACGTCTATTCCTTATATTTATACCTAATTTGCTTATGGCATAAGCTTTTATCATATCATTATTATGAAGCGCATACTCATATAACCAATTAAGAAATCTCTGTCTCGGTTGTTCATGATATCTTACAGATAATTCAATTTCATTAAAACAACTTCGTTCAAAATTATTTAGCCGTGGACTATTACAATTATTTATACAATGTCCTTGCCTTCTACAAAACGAACAACATCTCATAACTGTATTCCTGCTTCTATTTTCAGCATTTAATTCCATTTTATATACTTATTTGTTATTTACTTTATAATTATTTGATTTATAATTATTATTTTTTTTGCTATCAATTTTTTTATATTATATTTTTTTATATTATAAAAATGATATAAAGATATAATAATAATTACTACAATATTATTATTAAATACAAATGTATAAAATACATGTAAATGATAGAAATTATACATCATGGGAAATTTATGATAATGACAATTTAAGTAAGGTTAATCTTAATATTAATCCTATTGAAAACAAATTATTATCTAATGATGTTTTTAAATTTGATAATAATAAGATCATAATTATTCATTCTAGTGTAAGGACTGGAACATCAATCCCAGGCGTTTTAATTCTTGATGGGAATAAAACATATGGTAGAGAAAAAAAACATGTTCAAGAACAACATTATACGGCATCTAAAGCAAAACACACTGCTGGAAAATTATTATATAAATGTATACCAGACGATACTAGACTACCAGCATTTTTAATTCCATATGAAATTAAAAGTATGGAATTTTCTAAAGTTTTAAAAAATTTATACGTAACATTCAAATTTGAAAATTGGAATGATAAACATCCAAGAGGAAAACTCGATTGTGTTATAGGTTCTGTTGATATTTTAGATAATTTTTATGAATATCAATTATATTGTAAAAGCTTAAACACCTCTATTCAAAAATTCCAAAAAGATACTTCAAAATCACTAGAAAGTAAATCTCATGATGGTATAATTGAAACTATTATGCAAAAATATCCCATAATAGAGGATAGAACAGACCAAAATATATGGCATATCATAACAATAGATCCACAAAATAGTCAAGACTATGATGATGGATTTAGCATTATACAATTAGAAAATAATGTAAAACAAATAAGTATATATATATCAAATGTAACTATATGGATTGATGTATTAAATTTATGGAATTCGTTTTCAAGACGAATATCAACTATTTATTTACCAGACAAAAAAAGACCTATGTTACCAACAATTTTATCTGATTGTTTATGTAGTTTACAAGAAAATGTAAGACGTGTAGCGTTTGTTATGGATATATTTATACAAAATAATGAAATTATTAATTTTAAATTTTGTAACGCATTTATAAAAGTATACAAAAATTATGTATATGAAGAACCTAAATTATTAGGCGATATTAATTATCATCACATTCTCAATACTGTCCAAAGTATGTCAAAAAAATATAAATATATTAATAATGTCCGAAATAGTCATGAATTAGTATGTTATCTTATGATTTTAATGAATTATCATACAGCTACAGAATTAATCAAATATAAAACAGGCATTTTCCGCTCAACAATTATTAAAAATAATGTTGTCATTCCAGATACTCTCCCTGAAGATGTAAGTAAATTTATAAAAATTTGGAATAGCGCTTCAGGACAATATATTGATGGAACGGACATAATAGATACTCGACACGAATTATTGGATGTAGACGCCTATATTCATATAACTAGTCCGATTAGACGATTAGTTGACTTATTAAATATGATTAAACTACAAAAAGAAACTAAACTTATTAATCTATCTGAGAATTCTGAAATTTTTTATAATAATTGGTTAAATGAACTAGAATATATAAATACAACCATGAGATCTATAAGAAAAGTACAATGTGATTGTTCATTACTCGATATGTGTAATAATGACCCTGAAACATTAAATAAAAAATATGATGGTTATTTATTTGATAAAATAAATAGAAATGATGGTTTGTATCAATACATTGTTTTCTTACCTGATTTAAAATTATCCTCAAGATTAACCTTAAGAGACAATTTTGAAAATTATGAAAAAAAAATGTTTAAATTATTTTTATTTAATGATGAAGATAGATTCAAAAAAAAGATTCGTCTTCAATTATTATAGTATTTATAGTAATTATAGTAATTATAGTAAAATAAATGTACTTAAAAAAATAGTATAATAATATTAAAATGGTAATAATATTATTATTTTTATTGTATAGTTTTGTTAATAGTTTAAACTGTACCATATCACAAATACATATAGCACAAGGTTTTAATTATTCATCTATGACTATATCATGGTTAACTCCAGATAATTGTTCAACAGACGTTATTTATGGTACTAATACTGATACTGATACTGAAAATATTGCTTGTGGGTTTTGTCATTCATATGAGTTTTATTATGAAAACAAAATAAATATTCCATACTATTATAAAAGTGGATATATTCATCATGTTACTTTAAATAATCTAAAACCATTAACACAATACTACTATAAATGTGGTGATATGTTATCTGGTGTATTTAGTGATAAATTGACTTTTAAAACTCTACCTAAACCTGGAGACAACACACCTATTCGTTTTGGTGTAATAGGTGATATAGGACAAACGATACATTCAATATCAACTGTTAATAATCTATTGAGTGAAAATATAGATATTATACTACATTCTGGAGATTTAAGTTATGCTGATTGTGATCAAGAATTATGGGATTCGTACGGCGAAATGATTGAACCATTAGCTTCAACTAAACCTTGGATGGTTTGTCCAGGAAATCATGAAATAGAATTTAATGGTACTGATTATATGAATTTATTTACTGCGTTTGAATCTCGATATCGTATGCCACATATTCGTGAAGCTGTATTTGGAGAGATAATAGTTAAAAGCACAATTAATCCTAGAACCGGTATGCCTTATTGTACTCCAAGTATCTTTCAAATGGAATATAATTATGGTAATTCATTCTTTTCATTTGATACAGGAATAGCACATATTATATATTTAAATCCATATACAAATTCTTCACCCACATCTCATCAATATAATTGGCTACAAAACGATCTAAAATCAGTAAATAGAACTATTACACCATGGTTAATTATCGTAATGCATTGTCCATGGTATAGCTCAAATATAAACCATTACGCTGATTTACAAACTATTCAGATGCGCGAATCAATGGAAGATTTATTTTATAAATATAATGTTAATATTGTATTTAATGGTCATGTTCATGATTACGAGAGAACATTTCCAGTTTATAAAAATGTAACTGATATTGATGCTCCCATATATATAACTATTGGAAATGCTGGCAATTTTGAAGGCCTTAGTAACGATTATTTTGAACAACCAATATGGAGTGCTTTCAGGAATGGAACAGAATACGGTTATGGTGTTCTTAATATATTCAATAGAGAAAAAATGCTATGGAGATGGTATATAAATGATGGTTATCAAATGATTTTTAGAGATGAAACTATAATTCATAATTCTATTTATAAATTCTATTTATAAATTCTATTTATAAATTCTATTTATAAAAATAATTGAAATATATTATAAATTGTAAAATAATGTATAATATATAACAAAGTCAAAAATATATTAACTAAAATGGTTTATCATATTCCATATGAATTATTAAATATTATATTAGAATATGATGGTAGAATTAAATATAGAAATGGTAAATATATAAATATTATTGATAAAAATGATGATAGATATAAAATACTTAATCCTTTAATAACATATAAAATACAAATTTTTAATTTAACTGTAGTAAGTAATCAAAAATTTTATAATATAATATATTTCACTAATGAACATTGTATAGGATTATATCATATGGGATTATGTTATGATTATAATTGGAGTAATAAAAATACGTTTGAAATATGTTTAACAACATATCATAACGATAGAGGTATGAAACAAATTAGAACTATAATTTCTTAAGAACTATAATTTCTTAAGAACTATAATTTCTTAATTGTAGTAGCTCTTGTGATATTTATAGCATTTTTATACGTTTCATTTAAGAAAAAAATTTATTACACCTTTGGACATTTAAAACGCCGTTTAATTTTAACATATAATATATTATACAATATTACATGTCTATTTATGGTCATTATACACAGCAATATTATGGAAATAAAATTATTTTTCCAGAAAAGTCATTTTTAATATCAGGCATAAGTTTTTATAAAGATAATTGTTTAGACATCACATATGAAACAGAATTAACAATGGAGTTGGAACCAGATAACGAGTACGATAAATCAGCGATATCTATCAAAAATAATAATAAAAAGATTGGTTATGTTCCGAATTGTCAAATAAAAGAATTATGTAAAGAAAATATAACAGAACCATTGAAAATAATAAATATAAAACTTATTAATGGAAATTATGGAATTCGAGTTATACCTAAATGCTTTTATGTTTATGATAAAATATTAGAAAGTAAAGTATTTTTCTCCGATGATTAGTCGGCGTTTTAAATGTCCAAAGATGTAAAAGCTTTATTATGTGAATTATTGTTATTTATATTAGTGTTATTTGTAGTATTATTTATTCCATTTTCCATTACTTTCATCATCATATTTTGTTGCTCCATTAACATAGTTTTAAATTCTGAATTTTCTTTTATTAACATCATAATAAGATTATCTTTATCTGATACATCAGATAATTTAGCTTGAGGATTAATATCTTTTATAATATTTTCTGTTAAACAATTTTTTTTATGTTTACATAACGATGATTGGTGTTTATAAGATTTTCCACATTCACAAGTAAACTGATTTATCGTTTTAGCGTAAATTGGGCGTAAATTATTAGCCATTGTTAGTCGTTTATGTTTTGCTGTATTTAAATGTCTATCATAGTCGTTATTTTTGTTACTTTTAAAGTCACAATAATTACAAATATATTTATAATCTGCGTAATTTTGCGTAAAACAATTAATCACCATTAGTATAATCAATTAATAAAAAATTCCTAAATCCTTTTTTACAAAATATAAAAAAAAATATCGTAACAAAATGAAAATTATTTTTTCTGTATTCACACCATAATTTTTCATTATGCAGCGAATCCATTCTTTTTTCATAAAGTGTTTTGGTTTTTTGAAAAATGGACAAAAATAAATGTCCAAAAATAGAAAATCCAAAATACTTTATGAAAAAGCAAATAATTCTTTTTTCTACTACATTGTGTAGTGATTTTGGCATGTTTTCATTTAAAAATATATGAATATTCCTACATTAATGTAGTGCGAATATATTATATTTAACTAAACAACTTAAAGAGAATATTTTACACACCTTAGGAAATGACTAAACGCATAATAAATTATTTTTGAGAAATAATAGTAGCTTTTGTAATATTTTTAATAATTTTTTCTGTTTTTTCTGCTGTATTATCTCCAGCACCACCCATAGCTTCAATTATCATTTTATTATATTTATCTGATAAACGTGATTCATATTTTTTACAATCAGGATATTTCTCTCTAAACTGAGTTATAAGCTTTATA